ATAGGCGCGGACGGGTGGGAGCTTTCGGCGCACCAACACAGCGCGGAAGACCACGAAGATGCCCAGGGAAATATTTTTACCCACGCCGAATACGAGAAACTTCAGAATCTTGAAACCGCCGTTGACATCGACGGCGTTCCCCACAACTTGGAAGGCCGCCCGATTGGATACTGGAATTGCCGGCATATCGCATATCCGTTCGTCATCGGGGTAAGCCAACGGGCGCATTCCCCTGACGAATTGGCCCGGCTAAAAAAGCGCAACTCCGACGGCGTGGCGTGGAACGGACAACGAATCAGCCTGTACGAGGCGGAACAGGCGCAAAGAAAACTTGAAACGGCAATGAGACGGGAGCGCGAGATGCTGAACGCGCTAAAACCGCTGAGGGACACTGACCCGAAAATGCGGAACGAATGGAGACGCTCGAACAACAGGCTAACCGATTTGCGGCTGGAATATCGGCGACTGGGTGCGGTTGTGCGACCCCACGGCTTGCGTATGAAACCAGAAAGAAGTTACGTGCCACGAGGTAGCGTAGGCAATTTCAGGCTTTAGGTTCCGGCGGCTCCCGCTTCTTTTTCGGCCTGCCCCTTGGCGGGGCGTTAAGTATTATCTCATAGGCGGATTCGTCATAGACGGCCTCTTTCGTCAGGGGCTTTATTTTGGCCGCCTCCAGCCTTTTCTTGACTGTCTTTAGTTTCAGCCCCGACTTTTCCGCCATTTCGCTGGCCGTCATCCCAGTCATTCTCCTATTATCGGCAAAATATCGAATAAAAATATAGTTTGTAGGCTATATTATCTTGACATAAATATAGTTGTTGAGCGATAATAAAACAATATTTAGGGGGAAACATGGATAGCGGAACATCCGCAGGCGGCGGTGTCGGGTTTTGCGGGTTGCTGACAGTGGTGTTCATCACGCTTAGGCTTACCGGCGTGATTGACTGGTCATGGGCGTGGGTGCTTGCCCCGATATGGATACCGGTTGCCTTGGTGCTTTCGGTGCTTGTACTGCTGGCGTTTATTGCGGTGGTTGTGATGGTAATTGAGGCGGCAATCGAGGGCAGGCGACAATGATCACCATCGTAAAGCAGAGAAAGTACATACAGGATTTCATCGACTTCACGGGATCGTTTCTGCTGACCGAGCCCGTAACGGTCAACGAGTTAAATCTTGTGAAGGCAAGCTTGGACATTTTGAGAAAGCGAATAGCCGACTTTGGGGAGACAGAAATCGGCGGGAAACATAGAGGGCAACAGGCGAACAAACGGCAGGCTGGGCGAGGGATAAATGTTTAGGCGCAAAAGGGATAAACGCAGAGAGATCGAGTTCATTGTCTACTGGGACGATCATACGTTGCCGTCAAAAACAGATCGCCGACTTATCATGCCCTTGCTTGAAGCCATACTGGGAGACGAAAACGGCGAAAACCACGCTCGGGTTCACTGCGGGAGGCTGGAGCTTTATTTGGGCTTTCCCATAACTATCGAGGCTCTGGAGCGGCAAAACCTGCCTGCCGGACTGATAGAAGTGCTACGTCCCGTTGTGAAAGTTGTAAAAACAGTGAAAACAATGGTGGAGGCGGCGGATGAACAGGAAGCAGATTGAGCGGGCAAGCGAGATATTAAAACAGATCAAGGGAGTCGAGGAAATCATGAACGGCTGCGACTACTTCATCGTGAGGAAATTCTACAAAGTGTTTTGCAGATGGGAGACAAACCCAGGAACGGCTACATGTACGATGAATTTAGGGAACAGCGAAATGAAGCCGATCTTCACTGCCTACATCAACAAGCTCAAAGCCGAGTTAAAAGAACTCGGATACGAAGACGATGAGGGGAATAGGTAACCAATGAAAAGCTGCCTGTCATGCAAGAGACTGCGCAAGGAAACGCCCTGCTTCGACAGCACGACGATACCCGGAACGCTGCGGGTATTCTGCACGGACGGAGCCGGGAGGTATCGCCACAAGGACTTTCCCTACGGGGACGGGGATACTGGCGTTATTCGCTGCGATGAGTTTGAGGAAAAGCAAGGAAAGGAGGAAATACCATGAAGCCCGGAACGGTAAACATATGCGGGATTCCCTATACCGTGGAATACGTTGACCATGCCGCCAAGGTAACAAAGGAGCCGCGACCATCTTTCGGCGAAATTGACATAGTGAGGCGCGAAATCAGAATCCTCGACAAGGATCGTCTGGTGCAGGCGGTCTGGCATACGCTCATACATGAGGCGTTGCACGGTATCAGCCGGGACTTGTATCTTGTCATCGGGGATGAATCCTACCATGACCAGCTTGATCAGCTGGCCTTGGCCCTCATGGATTTCCTTTTCAGAAACGGCATCGTAAACGAAAACACGCCGTTGCCTGGAAAAGGTCTGGAAATATCCCGTGTTGATTTTGATGCCTTGCCACCAAAGGAGAAGGCGGAGTTTTGCGAAAATGGAGGGAGGGTAACCCGAGGGTGAAAAGCAATAAAGCAACCGAGATCATGGGAGGCTAGCCCCTGCCCCAAACCTGCGCACCCGAACAGCTCCTTTTCCCATTTGCGGGCGAGGCGGAACCGAGGAAGGCCGACTCGGTAATCCTGTTCCACCTCCCCCGAGCCGTCAAGGAATCCTTGAAAACTCGCGCAAGGAAAGAGGGCAAATCCACCACAGGGCTGCTGAACGAATTGATAGCCGCCTATATAACGCCGAAAAAGAAGGTCGGCAGGGGCAACGTCGATCTTGTACAGGTGGAACGGGCAAAGGCAATCCTACGGGCGCGCCACCCCGATCCCGTAAGCGCGACCGAGATAGCCAAGCACGTCGGATGCACGAGGGCAAGGGCGGAGAGGCTGCTGGACATCCTGTCGGGGAACGCCACCGGCAGCGCGAACGCCGCCACCGACTTCCTTGTGTACGAGGACGATTCTACGGGGAGCCCGATGTTCGGCATAGCGAAGGACATAGAGTACAAACACATGTGGAATTAAGGGGCAACGATGCAACTTGAAGTTATATACAACGCCTCCACGCTGGAAGGCGTAAAACAGTCAATAGAGCTTCATTTCGAGCAGCCCATGCGTGTTATCCCCGAAAAGCTGTCGGTGTTCGAGCAGTACCAGGTGAGGCCGACGCGGGTCTTTATACCCGAGGCGTGGAGGTATCGCATCGTATGCAGGGACGGCGTTTACTATTTCGGGAAAGTCAAATCGGGTTGACCCCAACAGTTGCAAAAAACGCAATAGTTGAACCCTTGACGACCTTTTTTCGCCCAAACGCTTGACATTCTCTCAAAAAAATATCGTTTATTTTTTCCAAATCCGTACACTTTCCTTACGGACGCTGCTTTTTCGGACCTTCCCGAGGGATAGGCCGAGCCGAAAGCCGAACCTGCAACAGCCGCGCGGCCTCGGAGGGGTCGCATATCGACACGGGAGAGAATTTATGGACGAACAGGTGATACTTGCAATCATAGGCGACGAAGGCACGGACGAGGAAAAGGCGAAAAGATTCTTGCGGCTCACAAATCCGACAAGGCACCTCTGGAAAAGGCCAAGGAAACCATCCTTTCCGAGAAAAAGGCGTTGCAGGAAAAGCTCGACAAGATTTCCAGTGAGGTCGAAGCGGAGAGGGAGGCCAACGGAGCCAGGTTCAAGGAGCTTGAGGATCAAGTGGGCAAGGCAGGCACCGAGGAGGCGCAAAAGGCTTTCGAGGCGCAGCTCGCAAGGGAAAGGGCGACGTTTGAGGCAAAAGAAAAAAAAGCCGCCGATGCCTACGCGGAGCTTGAGAAAAAGAACTCCACGATACTTGAGCGAAGGCGGAAAGATCTTGTCGGCCTTGCCCTTGAAAACGCCATGACCAAAGCCGGTATTACGGATCCTAACAGCAGGGAAAATGCGCGGAAAGCATTCCTCTTTGATCACGGGGCGAGCTTTGCGCCGGGCAAGGATGATGAAACCACGATCGACGGCGATCATCATACCGTTTCCGAGGTGTTTGAAAACCTTGTCAACACCGCCTCTGCGTACCAACAATTCATTCCGGCAAAAAACAGCGGCGGAGGCGCATCCGGCAGCTCCAGTGGAAGCCCGGCGGGGAAAAACGTTGTTTCCAGGGAGAGGTTCGACGCAATGTCTCCACGGGAAAAAGCGGACTTTTCTGCGAAGGGCGGAAAAATCGGCTAGGTTCTAGCCGCATACTTTCAAGAGGAGAGATTCAATGGCAAGAAACAGTTTGGACAGGCTCATACCTTTTCTGACGTTATCAGCGCAGCAGGTGGGGAGAGAGCTAATAGGGGCAATTCCAGCCGTAACGATGGACATGACGGCTGAAAGTGCGGCATATAATCAAGAGGTACGGGTACCCGTCACTCCTAAAGTTGGCGCAGAGCGTGTTGTAATTGGCGTTGACCCCGTAGTTAAAGGCCAGGTCTTTGGCGACGTGGTTATTAAAATGGACAAAATGTACCGCGCGTCGTTCTTGTGGGACGGCGAAGAAGAGCTTGGGCTGGGTGGCGCATTAAACGGCGTGCGAGAAAACCAGATCATGCAGGGATTCAGGACGCTTGCAAACCAAATTGAGACCGATGTTTTTGCGGAGGCCATCAACGGGGCGGAAGGCGGTAATTTAGGCGTTGTCGGCACCCCCCCGTTTGAAAACGGAGACATGAGGGAATTTGCGCAGCTGGTAAAAATGTTTAACGACGCGGGTTCTCCGCAGTACGGTAGGCAGCTTGTATTAAACACTACCGCCGCTGCATCGCTACGCAATAAACCGAACCTTTGGAAAGCAAATGAGGCGGGGGAAACAGGTCTTTTGAGACAGGGTGTCTTTGCAAACATCATGGGCTTTGACATAAGAGAGTCTGGTGGAGCGACGCAAATGACAATAGGCGGCGTTGAGACCTTGCCCAACGCCGCATTTACAAGGGATGCCGTGCTGCTGGCGGCAAGGGCAATTCGTATGCCGGAAGGCGGCGACAAGGCAAGCGATGTTACCACGGTAACGGACACCGTCTCTGGCCTGACGTTTGGTGTCGCCTCATACCCTGGCTACAAAACCAACATTATAGAGCTGAGCGTCTTGTATGGCGTAAAGACTATCAACCCGCAGAACGCTTTTGTCCTGCTGGGCTGAGGAGGCAATTATGTTTGTTAAGATGCAGAAAGGCGATCTTGTGACCCATGTTTACAACGATCCCGAGACAATCGCCGATGCCAAGAAGAAGGGGTTCCGCATGGTTGACTCGAAGGCCACGGTCGCGAAGCCCACCGATGGAACCGAGACGGAAGCATCCGCCGACGGGTTTTCGACTGGCGACGGGACATTTACTGGCATGGAAACCGACACGCCCGACGAAGAACCATTGGCTGACACCGATACTACGGCTGACGCGGAACCGACGGGAAACCGAAACCGGCGACGATCCGCGGGATAACGGAACGGGGTTTACGACGGGGATCACATGGAACAGGCACCCAAGGGCGAAACGATGACGCAGGGCGAGATAGACGCGCTCATGCGGAACGTGGAAGTTGGAAACTTCACGGCCACCTCCCCCGGTAACATCACGCTCGCAAAGAAGGCCAGGGACAACTTCAAGCAATTGGAGTACGCCATGAAAAGATGCGAGATCGAGAACCTGGCGAACGTGGGGCCCGAGGAACTGCCGGCAAGGTTCGCCCAGGTGCATTACTACGCGCACTGGAACTGGCTTCTGAACCAGGGTTTCCCCAGCAAGAAGGATTTTAGGGACTTCATGGATCGCGAGGCAAGAAAGAAAGGCGTGACGCTCAACTGGGGAGGCAAACGGTGAAATCGTACCTGGACTTCGACCGCTACGCGGAACTCGGCGGAAGACTGGACAAGGGGAAATTCGCGAGGGCCGAATTCTCCGCCCGCATGAAGATCGACGGGCTTACCCACGGCAGGCTTGAGAGCGTTCTGGAGGAAAGCCCGACGTGGGAAAAGGTTCGTATGCTCGTCCTTGAGCTTGTCGAGCGCGGATGGCTCGGCGACCTTGACGGCGTTGACCTGAAAAGCCAGAGCGACGAGGGGACATCCGAGACCTATGAAAGCATCGAGGGCAAGGCCGATGCCATGATAAGGCAGTACCTTGGCAACGAAAAGACACCGGGCGGGGTGTGGCTGATTAACCCCGGCGGTGTGATGTTCGGATCGGCGGTACGGGCATGAGAAGCATCTACAGGGACACCATAACCGTGTACAACCGCCGATTCGTCGCAATCGTCCAGCCGCCATTCCCCCCGGGCATGGGACAGGTCAGGTGGGATCGCACCGTAATCAAGGGCGCAAAGTTCAGGAACAACACGCAAATCAACCAGACCAGCGAGGGGGCATCCGAGATCGGGCATACCGTGTCGGTAACGATACCGGCGGGGGCGGATCAGGGCGGCAAGACCTATGTCGGGCCGAACGAATACGCCGGGCTTCCCCAAAGCGACCACTCGCACTGGACGATAAGAACCGACATCGCCAACCCCGATTTCATAATCCTAGGCGAGGGCCGGGAAATAGGGCCGCTGTACACGATCGCCGATCTCGAGCGCGAGTTCGGCGACCGCAGGATCGCCAGACCTAGGGCGGTGAGGGGCAGCGAGGAAAACGGCATACTACAGTGGAAGGTAACAGGCGTATGACGGTGTACCAGAGTCTCGCGACGTGGCTCAACGACATATTCACCGATCCGGACAACGGCTTCCCCCCGACCCTCATGGTGATCATCGACGTGGAGCTCGTCCCCAGTTTGCAGCAGGACTTCCCCGGCCTCCATTTGCAGGAGACCGGCCTGTTTTCCAACCCAAACGATCAGCACGCGCAGATGCTGGGCGGCCAGTACAGGCACACGGAGTTCAAGACGTGGTATCTCGTGCGACGGTTCGGCGACTGGGACGACAGGGTTTCAGCCGAGGCTTTTCTTGAAAAGGTCAGACGGGCGATCCAGCGAACTACCCTGCACGGGATATTCCCGCGGGACGGCAGACGGTGGCGAAGGATACAGGTCAACGGCGGGATGTTCCCCTCCACCAAGTCCGCCGACAACACGAGCGCGGTGTACCAGATACCGCTTAAGATCGAGTACGTGGAGTAAATATTGTTTAATCCCTCCCGTTCGGTAGGGTTATAAAAACACTTGCAAGGAGGCAACCATGCCAACCGACGCTTTCAAAAGCATTTTCAATGATGGGTTCGACAACCAGATCCCCGACGGCACCGACGGAAACCAGGCGCAGTACGGGATTTTCTACAAGGACGAATTGGGGCGGTTTCGTCGNATAACCCAGGCGGAGGGTAACGAAATATCCTATAACCCGGAAACCGTGACGCGGAACCTCATAGCCAACGAGAACCCGGCGGAGTTCATAAGACGCTATCAGTTGCAGTTCTCCAAGGGGATTCTAATCAGGAAGGGGGATCCCGAGTACGAGTTCTTCAACAGATTTCGGGAGCTTCTGCCCACGGGGGCGAACGCGCAGCTTGTCATCATGCTCGTGGATTTTAGGCAGGAAACCCCGGGGACGGGCGGAAGGTTCAACTATAAGGCGATCCAGTTCGCCGTCACCGCCACGATCAATACCGGCAACGAGACGGACGGGTTGCTTGACCTTTCCTTCGGGCAGGCATCGGACATCGTTTCAGGCATCGCAAGCTCGGAGAGCTTCACCGAGACGAACCGCCACCCCGTGTTCATACCGTCCACTTCCATTACCCCCGCGATGATGAACCTCAGCGACAGCGTGGCCACTCTCGCCCTTGGCGAGGAGAAGTGGATAGCCGTCGGCATGGAGCCTATGGGTTGTCTTGACGGGTTCGAGATCGTGCGTACCGGCGGCGCGGGCCACGACGAGAGGGTCTGCGGGGCGAGGATCGTGCGCAACTCCGTGATAATCACCGGCAAGGAACCGGGGGAGACCAAGGTTACCCTTCGAAGCCTGGCCGAGAACGGGCCGTCAGAGACCATCGCGGTCAAAGTGGGCGCGGCCTCACAGTCAACCGGATCGGGTGTCGCGGTGCCGTCCGGCGGGACACTGGCCCCGGCAAGGGCTCCCGTCAAAACGTCGGCTGAATGATCGACCTCTCCAAGTGCCCGGAAACAAGGGCGCGGCGGAACTCCGTGTGGGTCAACGGCGTGGAGCACGAAATCCACACGGGGTTCTGGCTTTGGATCAACTACGAGCGTCTGCGCGGGCAGAAGAACCAGCCCCCGATTGAGAGGTTCGACGATTTCTATGTGGGGAAGCCACCGGGGGACAGGATGGCGGGACTTGACGAGCTTGACAAGTTCGCCATCGACGAGCAGGCCCTTCCCCATCCGGAGCACTGCGAGAAAAGCGACGTCGTAACGTGGGACTGGGTCGCGGACGGCGGGTACATCCTTGCCAAGTTCCTTGAGGTTTACGACATAGACCTTGAGACGGAAAACGATATGCACTGGCATCGGTTCCTTGACCTGTGGCGGGCGATTCTCATAGACATCAACGGCATCATGGCGACCAGGCAGCACAAGAGCGAGGATGAGAGGGACGGGGACGATACCTACGACAAGGGCATGGAGAGGCAGCGGGATGCGTGGTGGATCAAGGGAACGAAGCCGGTCAAGCGGGCACCGAGAAAAAAGCGGTGAATATCGTTTAACGTTTCACCTTGCGCTACGATTTGGGAATGGGAAAGGGACTGGCAAAAATAGAAGGGCCTCCCGTCGGTGAGCTGCTGGCAAGTCTCGGTATTGGTATCGGCGGAGGGGTGCAGAAATTCATCGACAACGAAGTTATCAGGCTTTCGGACAAGAAAGTTCCCTCCGATACCACGGCGTTGAGAAAAAGCCCTGTCCTTAAAACAGAAATAGGAAGCGGGCTTGTCATATATTCGGTCTACGGCAATCCAAGGGGGCGGAACACCTACAACGACGTTACGTCCGAGTTTCAGGACGCGCCCATGCGCGGTCCGTTCTGGGTTCACAGGATGCTTGACGCGGGCGGGCGGGAAGCAATCGCAAAAGGCATAATGGAGTATTTGAAAAGACATGGCGGTTGAAACCACTTTCGACATAGGATTCGGCACCAAGTTCGATCCTACAAACCTTGAGGAGGGGCTTTCCAAGGCCCTTGCTCGCGCCGAGAGGGAAACGGAAAACAGTGCGGCCAAACAGGTCGCGGCGGTTGCCAAGGCCAAGCTTGAGGAAGTCAAGTCCGTAAAGGCCGCCGAAAACGCGAAGATAGAAAAACGCAGGTCATCCACGCGGACGCAGGTCGAGCTAATCCGCGCCACGCCCAATATCACGGCAGAGCAGAAGGAACAGTGGATCAAGGCCGAGGAGGAAGCTGGGCAAAGGGGGGTCGAAAAACTTGAAACCCGCCTAAAGAAACGCCTTTCCAAGATACAGGAATCCGTCGTCGAGGAAGTCAGGATCATCAACGAAGGGGCCGAGGGGCGCGACGCGGAAAAACAGCGCGAGGTCGAGGCCGTACAGGAAGCCGAGCAGCAGAAAATCGAAACCGTGGAAAACAGCCAGTCGCAACAGACGGCGGCTGTTCAGGAAGGCACGGACGAAAGAACGGACATAGTCAGGGACGGGGGAAGGCAGCAGTCCAGGGCCATGCAGGAAGGCAACAGGGGCAACCTGCGAAGCATCGAGGACTTCGCAAGCGGCGCGTCCCAGCAACTGGGCGGCTTCATGAAGACCGTGACCAAGGCCCTGAAAAGCCCCGTGGCCCTAGGCGCGGCGGTCGTGCTCGCGGGCCGTCAGATCAAGCGGTTCCTCGACTCCACCGCCGAGGCGTGGCGGGTCGAGGAACAGGCGCAGATCGCGCTCGCGGCGGCGGCACGTAACAACCCCTACCTGAACGATCGCGGGGTGCACCAGCTAAGGCAGTTCGCCAACGAGATGCAACGCCTGACGGGGATAGACAACGTGCAGGTGATGGGGGCGCAGACAAGGCTTGCCGCNCTNGGACGGAACCAGCAGGAGATNGAGCGGATCGTAAGGACGGCGGCGGACATAGCGGCCACGGGGCTCATGAGCTACGACCAGGCAGTGGACGAACTTAGCCAGTCCTTCAGCGGGTTCACGCGCAGGCTTGAGAGGATGTTCCCCGAGCTGAAGAACCTCACCGAGGAGGCGAAGATGGCGGGGGACGCGGTAACCCTCATAGCCGAAAGCGTGTCGGGGATGGCGGAGCAGGCGATGCAGTCGGGGGTCGGGAGCGTCCAGGCGTACCGCAACGCCATAGAAAGCCTCAGGCGATCCATCGGGCAGGACTGGGAGCGCGCCACCGGCGGGTTCAGGCACGCGCTTACGGACTATATAAACAGGGTCACCGAGGCGCGGGAAAGGACAAGGGAGCTCAGGGAGGCAATCAGGGCCCTAAACGAAGACCCCGGCAGCATAGAAAACATCTCCAGGGCGCAGGATGCCATGCTCAGGCAATACCAAGCGCAGTTCGAGCAGTTCCTAAACCACTGGAACATTACCGAGGAACGGGCCCGCGAGATGGCGGAAAGTTTCAATTCCGGCAGCGTTGCGAACATCCACAGGCAAGCGGCGATGCATCTGCAAAGGATGGAAAGGCAGGAAAGATTCGCGGAAAGCCTTCGCACGCAGATCGAGTTTCAGGATCGGCTTACCGCCGCAGTGGAGCGGACAAGGGACGCGGCGGACAGGGCCGCAGGCGCTGCGGAAACGCTGGGAACCGAAGATGCCTGGGAGGCCGCAGAAAGGGCGACAAGGGCGTGCGGGGAAGCGGTAAACGGAGCCGCCGCCGCGATGAGGTTGTGGGCGAACGAATCCGCCCGCGCGGGGGCGGTTACCGTCGCTGCGAACGCCGAGGCCGCCGCACAGAGGGCCGAGGAAGAGACGCGGCTCCTTGAACAGCTACAGGAACACCAGCGAATCCGCGCTGAAAACCTTGAGTATCTTGAACAGGAAATAGAGATGATCATGCAGAAGGCGCAGATCGAGGGCAGGGGCACAAGGACGCTTGAAGTTCAAAGGCGGGTGCTCAGCGCAAGGATAAACGCCTACACGAACCTTGTCAGACAGATAGGGGCTGCGGGCGAAGCCGAGAGAAGGACGCTGGAGGAGCTTCAAAGGGAGTATCTCCGGCTGGAAATCGAGACCGCCAACAGGCTACAGGAAGATAACCGGCAGGCACTCGAAAACCGCCGGCGCGAGATAGAAATCATGGCCGAGCTTGAGGGCAGAGCAACGGACAGCATCAGGACGCAGAACGAGCTTCTCGACGCGAACGTGAACGCATACCAGAACCAGATGCGGATACTCCGCGACCTGATCGACGGAACGCGGGAGGAGGAAACCGCCAGGCGCGCCGCGCTGGAAGTCCAGTGGATGCAGTACGCGCAGGAAAAGCAGACGGCGCGGGCGCAGAGGGAAAGATTGCAGGATATGATCCGGCTCCAGGACGAGGCCAACCGGCAGGCAAGACGGTTGTACGAGGAATCGCGTCGGGGCTTCGACGAACGGCTCCAAAACCAATCCGACGCGCGGCTTGTCCGGACAGCGATGGAACAGGCGGAACAGCAGGGGGCAAATCGCGTCGAGATCGAGAAAGCCGCCGACAGGGCCATCGCGTTTAACAGGCGGCAGGCTTTCGAAAGGATGCTTGCCGAGGAGAGGGCAACCCATGAAAAGGCCATAGCAAACGCCGACACGACCGAAGAGCGAATAGAGCTTGAACGTAAATTCGCGTTTTGGCAAATAGAAACCCACCGAAGAACGGCCGACGAAATCCACAAAATCTACACCGAGATGATGGAAGACGTCCACGGAAGGGGCGCGAGGGAGAGGGTGCAAAACCTTTCCGACATGCAGATTGAGCAACTCAACAGGGTTCGGGATGCGTACATAGCGGCGATAGAGGAGCGGGCGCAAGCCGAAATAAGAGCCGAAATTAGAACCGGCGGATTCATATCCCCCGACGACAGGGCAAGGATCGAGGATTCCGCACGGCAGGAGATTGACGCGATACACCGGCGGTTCGCCGAGAAAGGCGTTTTGATAGAGGAAGACAGGGTCCGACGGATCAAGGAAATCAACCGCCAGATGGTCGATGACATCCTCGCCGGATTCGACAAGCTCCTTGCCACGACCCAAGCCATAGCGAACGACATCAACACGATCTGGACGAACAACGTGAACAGGCGGACGCAGGACGAGCTAAGGGCCAACGACGCGAAGATCCAGAGCGACGAGGAACGGGCGGCGGCGGAACGGAGGATTCTGAAAAAATCAGCATACGAGCGTTTCAAGGCCGATCTCGCGGCGTGGGCGGCGAACGTGACTCTCGCGACGGCGAAGGCGGGGCTGGCCGTGCTCCAGGCCCTCGCCTCGGCCCCCCCTCCGGCGAACATCCCCGCGACCGTCCTCGCCACCGTGAAAGGCACCGCGCAGGTCGCGGCCATAGCGTCGGCGAAGCCCACGATCCCCAGGTTCCACACCGGCGGGCAGGTTCCCGGGAGGATCGGGCAGGACGTGCAGGTCATGGCGCAGGGCCGGGAGATATTCATACAGCCCGCGCAGTGGAAGAACACCATGCAGGCGATGGCGAACCTGGCGAACATGGCCTACCGCCCGACCGCGCCGGAGATGAACGTGCAGGTGATAAACAACAAGGCGCACGACACGCGGGCGAGCACAAGTTTTGACGGCGGCAAGCTAAGGGTAGTGATAGACGAGATAGTCAATGACGGGCTGGCGAAGGGACGATACGACAGGGGCCTTGACCAGCGCGACATGAGAAACGGCGGAAGGAGGCTCGGAACGTTTTGACGGTAATGGAATGGAACGAACACGTCAACACGGACTTCGGCTTCGAGGGCGAGTACGGGTACGAGCCGGAAAGCGTTGACGTGCTGAGGTTCGAAAGCGGCAAGGAAAGACGCGCCCCCAAAAACTCGTGGGTGCCGATGGAATACCCCATGCTCTCCCTGATGCTGGACGATACCGAAATCGCCGCGCACGACAGGACGGAACTTGAGCTGTTCCGTTGGTGGTACGAGGTTACGCTCAGGCAGGGTACCCTGCCATTCCGCATCCCAAGACTTGGCAGGAAAGGGGAGACGGCGATTTACAAGTTCGTGCCTGATTCCATGAGATACGACGAATTCAGAAGCCCCGTCATGGTGACCTTCGGGCTTGTGGAAACCGGCAGGGACGGCGGCGCGATGCCGACGCTCCCGGATCCCCTTCCCCCCACCATGGCACCCTCCATAGTGGAATGGGTGCTGGAACAGATCGCCAAAGTGAAGGACAGCATCCTGGCCTACGTCCGCAAATTGGTGGACGACATTACCGCGGAAGACCAAAGCCCGCTGCCAGGCACGGACGTAACCATAGGGCCGGACGGAAGGACGGTAAACGCCGCAAACCAAAGACCCCTTGCTGGATCCGGCATAAGCGTAAACGATCGCACCGTGAGCATCCCCGCCAACGGCATAACCGACGCGATGCTTGGAAACCGCAACGTGCAGAACCCCGCGACACAGGCAGGGACGCAACCGCAGAATCTGACGCAGATCGCCGACAACGCCGCCAACGCGATACGGGCGCTCAGAACCCAGTTCGAGGGATTCCAGGAGCTTGCCGAAACGGACATACGGGAGATAATCTCCCGCAAGGAACTGATAGAGCTTATAATAGCCGAGTTGCAGGGCACGTCAGCCGAGGCCCTTGCCGAGCTGCACCAACTGATAGACGGACTCACCGCCAGGGATCACCGCCCGATTGCCGGTGCCGGCACGGCGGTCAACAACCGCACCGTGTCGATACCCGCAAACGGCATAACGGACGCGATGATAGGCAACAGGGAGATAACCGATCCCAACGTGAACACGGCGACTTTCGCGGGCAACCTGACAGCCGTTTTCAACCGTTTCTCGGCATTCTTGCGGACGGTGTTTACCGGGAACCCGGTAAGGCTTGCCGTTGGGCACGGTGGTACCGGAGCCGTGGATACGGCGGGTGCCCGTACAAGCCTGGGAGTTCCGCCCGTCAGCCATGCGGTGGCGGCAACAACGCACGGCGTGGCGGCCAACGGGGTCTACGGACATATACGCACGGGGCGCACGACCGACACGGGCGTTGACGATGCTTTTATAACCACAAGGGTTGCCGTGCCGGGCGGTGGAACGGTAAACCTGGACGAGTATACGGAACAGGGGTATTTCATATTTACGGGAGGATCCACAGCGGACGCGCAAAACGTGCTGGGCGGGCCTCCGCCTTCTGTCAACTGGCTGCGCGGCACGACGCATTCCCAGTTTGCCATGAGGGTTTGGCATACCACCCAGCCAAGGACGCTGGGAGGTACGCGCCAGACGGTGTGGCGGTGCGGAACCAGCACGGGAGCCGAGCAGGATACGGCCTCCGACGTGTGGCACAGGTTCGCCGGGAACTCCTCTAACTGGGGACGGTGGGAGCGTGTGCCCATGACCATCCGCAATGGGATAGCCGCCACTGGCGGGGACAACGTGGCCGCGTCGGTCTCCGCCGTAAGGGCTGCAATCGCCGCTATAGACCAGAGGCCCGTCGCTGGGGACAACGTAACGGTGAACGACCGCACGGTGAACGCCGAGAACATGAGGCCGCTGGCCGGAACGGGAATAACAGTCAACGACCGCACGGTTTCCCTAGCCCCACACGACGTCAATGCGAATACCTTCGGGGAAGGGACGGCGGCCAATTGGGGGCACCTGCGCACGTCCGATATTGTGAGCAATAGCGCAAATACCCGTGCCGCCGAACTTTTCGAGCATATCGACAGCGCGGGGAACGTTAACCTCAACGACGAGCGGTGGCGGCGGGAGGGNATCTACCTTCTACGGGGAGCGAACAGCAACGAGACGATTACCAACGGGCCTTGGGCCACGCTCAACACCACCACGAACCTCATGCGCCTTGAGGTCAAGCGGCTCAACCTACGGACGGCCACGGACAGCATAAGGCAGACGGCCTACAGGGGCAACGGGGAGGTATGGACCAGGCGCATTACCGGCGGCAGCTGGGATGCGTGGGCGCGGGTTCCGATGTCGATCGCCAACGAGGTAGCGGCCTCCGGCGGGGACTGGATCGCGGCTTCCGTGAGCGCGGTGCGAGCTGCCAGGGACAGCCGTCTTGCGCTGGCCGGTGGGACGATGACCGGAAGGCTTGTGCTTAGGGGGGCGGGTGGCTCCCTGTGGCGTGTTTCCCTTACGGACGGGGCGGCCATGTTCAGGCCTTTGGGAAGCCATTCGAACCAGGTTCGTTCGGTACTTGGGTGGCTTGATGGGCACGGCAACGCTTGGGGCATTGGACGGGACGTTGGGGCCACGGCTCCCACAGGCACTAACTTGCTTGATTTCCAGCCCGCAAGCGTTCTGGCGGGGACGGCCAATACGACACCTCTGACCGTCATCGGATTGAATACCTCGGGACAAATCAGTGCGATGCGGATAGCCAACAACGTAATCCCAGGCGCGGCGATAGCCGACGGCTCGGTGACCAGGGCCAAGCTGGCCGCGATGGGCGACAGCATACAGTTCAACGGCGAGGCGATGCTGCGGCGCACGGGGACATGGGCGAACAACCTCATGTGGTTTATCGAGGGGGACAGCAACGGCGGCGCGCTTCTTATGCAGTCCGGCGGCATGATGATCATCGGGTCGGGCGAGGCCGCCGCCGCGATCAACAACAACCGCGCCGAGTTCGGCGGCTTCTCCCCGGGGACCGAGGAGATGATACTTGCCAGCGACCAGGGCCTGCGCATAGTCACGAACCTCCAGACCTTCGCCAACCGCAACGCCTACGATTTCAGGGGCGGCAACGTGGAGATACCGGGCGAGTTCAGGGGCAACCTCCCCGCCTCCCGCCTCACCGGAACGGTAAACAACTCAAGGCTCGGAGGCAGGGTCGGATCCCTCGGGGGCCTCCCCGCCGCAAACAGGGGTCTCGTGGAGGCCAACGGGGACGCGACCGTCACCACGCGGGCGATCAGCGCGAGCATACCGGACAGCGGGGGGGACGCGAGCATACCGACCCAGGCCGCCGTGCGGTCGAGGGTAGCCGCCGAGGCGCAGGCCCGCGCCCAGGGCGACGCCGACACGCTGGGGCGGGCCGAGCAGCTTGTCCTGGAGGCGCAGCTTGCCACCAACACCTGGCTGCCCCCTGCCAACACGGTCGCGCTGCTTCCCCCCGCGTCGGGGCTGGACGCGAACAAGAATTACCTGTGCAAGGTTCTGAACGATCCCGTCCAGGCGGACAACATCGTCTGGCAACTGGCAGGCGGCTCGATCGCCTGGGCGCGGTTCGGCGCTATGCCGATTCTCCCGCCCGCGTCCGCCGCCGAGAGGGGGGGCGTCAGGGTGCAGACGGGCAACGGGCTTGCCTTCGGCACCGGTGCCAACGCCGATCGGCTGCAGATGAACGCCGCCGTCCCCGGTGGCGCGGCGGGGTCCATGACCGGAGCGGACAAGGCGCGGCTGGATGCGCTGCATGAGGGCGCGTTCACAAGTACCGCCGCCATATTGCAGATAATACATCCCATCGGCAGCTACTACACCCAGTACCCCGTTGTCGGCGCGACCACGCACGCCGCGATGTTCCCGGCCGCGCGGACCCCGGCCCAGCTTTTCGGCGGGACGTGGACGGAGCGGTTCCACGGCGAGGAGGTTTTCTTCCGCACCACGGGGGCGGCGAACACCCCGTCGGGAGGCCAGCTCGGCGCGAACAGGGGGCGAAGGTGGGACGGCGCGACGCTGTCCTGGGTCACGGCAAACCCGTCGCCCGTCAACGCGGCCAACCCCGGCGTCATCGCGGGGGTCGAGCACGACGCGATTAGAAACATAACGGGACATTTAAAGGCGTCGGCACGTGTACACATTGGCACTGATCCTTTCTCTGGCGGGGCTTTTTCCAGGGCGGATGGGAGAGGATGGGGCTTGGCTGGAGGCGATGGCTGGGCAGAGGACTGGAGGCAGAATTTCAACGCGTCCCACGTCGTCCCCGTCGACACCGCAAACCGCCCCCGCAACAGGCTGGTAAGAATCTGGGAAAGAACGGGCTAAGGAGGAAATCATGGCAACGGCATTCCTGACAATCCACGGCGGCATAATCAACGGCGCCCACCACGGCGACATCGGGGCGGTTTTCTGCGACCCGTGCCACGAAGACTGCGAGCGGGTCGAGGTGCCGTTCGAGGCGCTCGGCAACGTGGTTCCCGGCGAGCCCGCGGAATGGTACACCCCGGAATGGGAGCGCAGGCCCAACGCCGAGCTGGTCAGGGCGGGCGCCATCGGCCTTCCCGTGGGCCACGTTCTCGACGGCGACGACCTGCGACCCATGACGGAGGTCGAGCTGCACGAGGCGGGGATAAAAGTGCGCGAGGGCATGAAGGTAGTCGACGGCGAGTTCGTGGCGATGCCCCCGAAGGAACAGTTGGCCGCCGGGCAGATCACCGAGGAAGGGTTTGCCACGCTGATGCTCGAGTCCGCCGAGGCCGAGTTACAAAGCCGTCTCGCTGCACTGCAAACGCCCGAGTCCCTTGCCAGAGCGGAACTCGACGGGGATTACGCCCTGGAGCGCAGGGAAAAACTGGAGGCCCTGCTCGCGGTTCGTGACCAGCCGGGCTGGCCTCTCGATACAAGGTGGCCGTCATGGACTTAAGCGCGTTCTCAAAACTGTTTTCCAGAAGCGCCCCTCCCCTGCACGTCCTGATAGAGCTTCGGCACCCTGACAGGATCC